TCCGGGGTCAGTTCATCGACACCGGCGAGTACTGGACGAGAGACGAGTCAACGGACTATTGGGAACAGATACAGCCTTAGGGCACGGAGCACTTGTTGATGCAACTGACGGAACCGTTCGGATACCAGAGGAGGAAGAGTGGCTGACTACCGTAGACCAGGCGTCTACATCGAAGAGAAGTTGGCGACCTCGCCCTTTGAGAGCGCCAACGCGACCGCGGTGGCGTGCTTCATCGGGGTCGCTTCCAAGGGTGAGCCGTTCGCGGCCATCCGCTGCGACTCGTGGTCGGACTTCGTTCAGAAGTTCGGGGGCTTCGACCTCGTGCCCTTCGACAACGCTGGTACCACCGGTGCCGTGTTGTCATATCTCCCGTACGCCGTCTACTCGTACTTCCAGAACGGAGGTCGAGGGCTGTACGTCGTGCGCGTGCTCCCGGTCGCTGAGAGCGCCCGAGGCGACATCTCCGAGGTGGACATCGCCGCGGTCACCACAGGCAACGCCTTCACCATCCAGGCCAACGGTGCCGGTGAGTGGGGCGACAACGTGGACGTCGTCATCGAGCAGCAGGCGTCGGTCGGGACAGCGCCGAACTCCCGCCTGATCTTCTCGATCGCCGTGCTCGTCAACGGTGCTCGGGTGGAGACGTTCTCCAACCTCTCCATGGGAGGCATCGAGGGCACACGTCCGGTGGCTGCGGCGCTCAACGATTCGATCGCCGGGTCGCGCTACATCACCGTCACCAACCAGAACTCGACGCTCGACCCCAAGACGGGTCAGTCGCACCTGGACGGTGGCGCCGATCCGGCGCTCCCTGCATCGACCGACCTCATCTCCTCCGACGCCACCGACGCCGTCACGACCATCGAGGGTCCGGTCATCGCCGCCTTCCAGCCCTTCATCGGGGCCAACGGCTCGGTGATCATGCCGCCGGTGCAGGCCATCTCGGGGTTCACCGGTGAGCGTTCTGACATCATCTGCCTCTGGGACGGCGACCCGGCGTCGCTGCTCACCAGCCCCAAGGCCGATGTCCTGTCGAAGGCGGCGCAACTGGGGACGTCGGACTCGTACTCCGCCATCTACACGCCGTGGATCGTCACGCCGGACCCGGCTCGGGCAGGCGGCACGATCAGCGTCCCACCGTCGGGTGCGGTGGCGGGGGTGATGTCCCGCATCGACGTGACCCAGGGCGTGTGGCGCACGCCAGCGGGTGCCCCGGCCTCGATCACCAACGCGCTGTCCACGGAGTTGAAGTACTCCGAGACGGACCAGGGTGAACTCAACTACAACAACGTGAACGTCATCCGCCCCCTCATCGGGGCGGGCGTGTGCATCATGGGTGGCCGTTCCCGCAAGTTGTGGGGCGTGGACCGCTACATCGCACCGCGGCGCACGCTCATCTTCATCAAGGAGACGCTGCGTCGGGCGACGTCGTTCGCCGTCTTCGAGAACAACGACAGCCACCTGTGGTCGGCGCTGCGTCAGACGGCGAACTCCATCCTGAACCCGATCTGGGAGCAGGGCGGGTTGAAGGGCACCTCGGCCAACGAGGCGTTCTTCGTTCGTTGTGACAGCAGCATCAACACGCCGCAGGTCATCCAGTCCGGTGAGGTGCGCATGGAGATCGGTGTCGCTCTCCAGTACCCCGCCGAGTTCGTCGTCATCCGCATCAGCCAGTACGACAGCGGCTCCTCGTTCGCTGTCGAAGGCATCGTCACCGGTTAGGAGGAGGCATGGCCTACACGACCAGACAGCGGAGTGATCCGCTGCGCAACTTCAAGTTCCAGGTCCAGATCATCTACCCGCCCCTGAACGCAGTGCTCACCGACATGGCGTTCACCAGCGTGGCCGGTCTGAACATGAACACCGAGATGGTTCCCTACCGCGAGGGCGGGTGGAACACGAACTTCCACAAGTTGCCGGGACAGACGGACTTCGGTCCGCTGACCATGGTGCAGGGCGTCATGCACGCCCGGCCCGGCATGTGGGAGTTGGCGAAGACCATGTTCGCGGTGCAGTGGGGTGCAGGCACCCTGCTCGACACCACGGACTACCGCTACACCACCGTGGTGCGCATCCTGGACCACCCCATCACCAAGGGCTCGGGGTCGGGCACGCTCGACTCCCCCGACGGTGCCCGGCTGGCGTTCATTTGTTACAACTGCTGGACCGGCTCGGTGGCCTTCAACGACCTGGATGCCTCGGGTAACTCGGTCCTCATCAGCCAGATGACGATGCACCACGAGGGCTTCGACGTCGTCTACGGCCAGGACGCCACGAGGGCCTGACATGACCATGTCCGAAGACGTCGAGCGCGAGCAGCAGCAAGACCTAGACGAGGTCAAGGCGGCGATCATCGGTGAGACGCCGCTGATGGCACAACCCCCGGACGGATCGGTGACGCTGTTCCGGGGGCTGTTCCATGGCCTCGGCTGGCAGACCGACGCTGAGGTGTCGGAACTGACCGGCGAAGACGAGGAGATCATCGCCCGCGCCATGTCGTCGGACAACACCCTCGGTTATGTCAACGCCATCCTCCTCCAGGGTGTGCATCGGATCGGCCCGCTCGTGCTGGAGGAACTCCCCACGCACGAGCGGGTCGGCACGATCGACCGGCTCCTCCTGGGCGAGAAGGAACTGCTCTTCATCCGCATCCTCCAGATCACCTACGGCGACGAGCGCACGGTGGTCACCGAGTGCCCGTCCTGCCGGGAGACGATCGACGTGTCGTTCTCCATCGCGGATGACATCCCCATCCGCGACCTGGACGACCCGCAGCGGCCGTCGTACGACTTCGCGCTGCGCGACGGCAGCCACGTCGAGTACCACCTCGTGACCGGCGAGGACCAGGCCGAGGCCAACAAGCGCAAGGGGATGACCACCCCGGAGCGCAACACCATCACGCTCTCGCGCTGCATCGTCAGCCACGACGGCAAGCCGCTCGTGGACCCGCTGCGCTTCGCCCGTCAACTGAGCGCCTACGACCGCCGGACCCTGCTCAACGAGATCAGCAACAAGCAGCCCGGCCCGTACTTCCGGGAGGTGAAGTTGCCTTGCGCAGCGTGTGGTGTGATCTCGTCCTTCATGCCTACGTGGGCCGACCTTCTATAGACCCAACATCCCCGTCCTGTACGTCGAGTACGACCTCATCTCTCGGGCGTACAGCGGGTGGACGCTGACCGAGATCCGAAGGCTCTCCCGCCGTGAACGGGAGTTCTGGACCGACCTGATCCGTTACCGACACGAGCAGGCAACGTTGTGAGAACACCATGAGCGACATCGGAGCCGGGGGCCGAGGCGGAGAGGTTGACATCTCGGGCGGCATGAACTTCCAGCCGCGCGGGCGCCAGACCTGGTTCCAGAAGCAGATCTTCGGCAAGCAGGGCGTCACCGGCTCGGTGCAGGCGTCGCTCAAGTTCGACATCCCCGGCCTCAAGGACTTCCGCACCGAGTTGGAGGCCATCCGCAAGGTCCTCGACTCCCTCGACGCCTCCTTCAAGAAGATCTCCACGTCGCCACTGGCGTGGGCCACGAACTTGAAGAAGGTCAACGACGAGTTGCGACAACTGCGTGGCAACCAGGGTGCGCTCGGGTCCCCGACCGCCCCTGGGGCACCCATCCCGATTCCTGGTGTAGGACCGGCCCAGAACGCTCCTGGCGGTGGGTTCTCGCCTGGCACCGCCGGTGGCATGCTCAGCGCCTTCAAGGGCGCTGGCGGCGGACGGGCGGGCATCTCCGCCGCCATGGGTGAGGGTGGCGGAGGAGCCGCTGCGATCGGGGCCATCACCGCGGCCATCGCGCAGGGCATGGACATGGCGTTCAAGCGCTTCGACCGGACCATGGACATGGCGACGTCGTCTGACGTCTACGCCTCCCGGCTCGCGCCCATGACAGGCGTACGAGCACAGGCCCAGTTCAGCGCTCTGGGCCGGTCAGGTGGTCAGCCCTTCTTCGGCTCGATGGAGGAGATCACGCGGGCTCGCCTTCAAGGTGCCGTGGTGGGGGCCATCCCTGGGACGCAACGCGGGCAGGCGTTTGAGACAGGCATCATGCAGATGCAACAGATGATGCCTGGCATGGGTGCTCAGCAGGCTGCTGGCACCTACACCGCAGCCATCGGCAACGTGGCCGGTCAGAAGCGAGCCATGGGCGGCATGTTCGGCATGGCCGGGGCCATGTACAAGCGGGGCGGCGGGTTGAAGACGCCCGCTGAGTACTTCGGCGGCATCCTCCAGCGCCTGGAGTCGATGCCACGACGCAACGGGACACGCGGCAAGTGGTCGAAGGAGTCGCTGGAAGCCCAGATGATGCCCGGCTCCACCATCGATATGTGGCTGGACGAGATCGGCATGGCTCCGGACATGAAGGAGCAGTTCTGGGCCTACGCCATCGACCAGGCGCAGTACGGCACTGGGTTCCAGGCCACCCAGACGCAGATGGAGCAGATCCGGGGCAAGAGCATCGCCACCGCAGCGCAGGAAACGGACACCCGTCGAGGGCGGCGGGAAGCCGCTGAGGCCGGACGGCAGTATGACAACATCCTCACCCGCCAGGATCGTGAACAGCAGGTGATCGGAGCGCTCCAGCGCATCGATGACAAGATGTCGTCTGTCGTAGGGCTGCTCGGTGGCAACGTGCCCGGTGCCTTGCAAGGCAAGATCACTGGAGCGTTGGCCGGTGCCGGTGCAGGCGCTGCCACAGGTGCTCTCATCGGCAGCGTCGTGCCTGGCTTGGGCACCGGTGTCGGCGCAATCGTCGGTGGGCTCGCTGGTGGCCTCGGTGGCCTCATGGGTGACCCGGAAGGCTCGTTGTCACATCTCAGTCCCGACCTGCGTGACCGTGTCGGGGCAATGATGGCGGCGAACCCCAATCTCTCCATCACCTCGGCTTACCGGGACAACCTGCGACAGGAGCAACTCCAGGGTTCCGGCCGTTTCGCTCCCTCAGGGCAGTCCAAGCATGGCCGCGGCATGGCGATCGACATTGGGCCTCCCGAGGAGTTGGGTTGGCTGGCTGCCAACGCCAGGGACTTCGGCCTCGATACCGCCGGGCACATGGGTGAGCCGTGGCACGTCCAGTTGGCGGGCTCGATGGGCTTCATGGGTGATCCGCCTGACGACCGCCGTCTCCGTGGCCTCATGGCCTCGTCCGCGATGCGTTGGGGAGCCATGCAGGCTGCCGCTGCGGCGTCCGCTGCGTCGGGTGGGCCCGCGGCCAACGCTGCGGGGACGGGGGTGACCGACACCGGTGCCAGCCCGTCGATGTCAGCGGGTGGCGCCATCGTCCCCGGTGGTGCCGGTGGAACGCTGACGGCGGAGCAGATGGTGAAGTTGGCCTACGACGCTGGCTTCCGTGGTCAGAACCTCATCGACATCGTCGGCATCGCCTACCGCGAGTCGAAGTGGAACCCCGGCGCCTACAACCCCAACGCCAAGACCGCAGACCTGTCTTTCGGCCTCACGCAGATCAACATGCTCGGCAACCTCGGTCCTTCCAGGATCAAGCAGTTCGGGATCACGAAGAACGAGGACCTGTACGACCCGGCTGTCAACATGAAGTCCGCCTACATCCTCTCTGGTGGCGGCACGAACCTCTCACCGTGGGGGGCCTACAAGGGCAAGTCGAACACCTACAACGTGCCCCAGAGCGCTCTTGACCAGGCCCGTGCCGCGGCCAAGGCAGCGGGCTACATCGGTGATCCCTTCGGTCGAGGGGGAGGCGGTGGCTCCATCGTGAGCAAGCCTGTGAGTTTCAACAACACATTCCACATCACCATGTCCGGCAACGCCAACGCTGGTGACGTTGACGCTGTCGTCAGGAAGATCGCCTCCCGCCTGGAGGTCCAGGTGCGCCGTACCGTTTCGAGGACCAACTGAGAGATGCCTGACCACGGAATCCGCCTCCCCACGAACTACAGCAGCATGGCTATCGGCATCCTCGGCCAGCATCCCTACGGCTGGGCCGGGACGCCGCCCTACCGCGCCCAGGACATGCCGACCAACAACTGGTTCGCGGCCGACTCCTTCGCCTACGAGCGCATCGACTGGGAGAAGTTCGTCGCCCAGTCCAAGAGCACCGGGCAGGCCACCAACCCCTGGAACCTGTCCAACCCGCCCTTCCTCTCCAGCGGCTCGCAGATCGGCCCCAAGGGTCCGCCGTCGTGGATGCAGCAGAAGGACGGCGGAGGCACGGCGCGCATCCTGCGTGGCTACCTGCGGCGCTCCACGGTGGACCCTGCGGAGCCAGCCTCCTTCGCCCGGCTGTACTTCATGTGGAACCCTGGCACGCTGATCCGCCAGTACATGAGCACGATCGACGTGGGCGGCATCGACCCCACCGGCATGCAGGGCATCGAGTCCCCGGATGCTCCGTCGCTCCAGCCGCAGACCATCAACTTCGGCTTTGAGTTGTACTTCGACCGGGAGACGGAGTGCGCCGTCATGAAGGACCACCCCGGCGTGCTGGTGGACCTGCAAGCCTTCGATGCCATCGGGGCCACGACTGGTGTGGGCACGCGCTCGGGCTTGAAGGTCAGCCAGAAGGACCTCTCGGTGCCTGCGCTGGGCTCGACGGAGCCACCGCCGCCCGACGTCGCCAACGTGGACATGGTGGCGGCGGACGAGATGGCGGACTTCGCCATGCGTCAGAACATCTTCACCAAGCCTGTTCTCATAACAGCGGTGTTCAGCCCTTCGCTGGCCTTCTACGGCATCTTGGACTCGGCCGAGGCCACGTTTGAGAAGTTCACCTCCCGCATGACGCCGACCCGCATGACACTGTCGATCGTCATGCGCCTGTTCAGCGTGGGCAAGTTGACGAACCAGACCATGGCCGCTCCGGACACGTCGCAGTCGGGCACGGTCTACAACCCCGGTGCCTTCGACATCACCAAGGTCCCCGCCACGCAGACCGAGGCCGACAAGGCCAACGCCGCGCTGCGGGCGAACATGGCGTCTTGGGCACTCCAGTGGGACCACAAGGTCCAGTACAACAACGGCAGTCTGCGCCCCCAGGGAGCGCCGTGTGAGCCGTCGAAGACGACCTACTTCGACTGCTCGTCGTTGGTGAACCGCGCCTTCCGTGCTGTCGGCGCCGACGAGAAACTCGGGCTGACCGGTGTGTGCTCATCCGGCGGTCCTGGCACCGCCATGCTCGTGCAGATCGGGGACTCTCGTCCTGACGTGTGGCAGACCGCCCACATCCCGGCGAACCCTGGTCTGGTGTTCCAGAAGTTGCAGATGGGCGACATCATCCTCCACGGTGGGCACCCCGGCCACGTCGTGATCTTCATGGGATTCACCGAGACGGGCTCGGGTCCCAATGGTGCGCCGGACGCGAACGTGATCATGTCGAAGAAGGTCATCCGCATCATGCAGGCTGCCTACCCGGACGCCTACGGGCCGGGCATCGGTGTCGGCGCTACCAACAAGAGCGGCAACGACTTCGTCAAGGATGGTCACACGCACATCATGAGGGCCGCGCCCATCAAGACTGCCGCCGGTGCCGCTGTCGCCGGTGGTGGAAGCGGGAATCCGTTCTGATGGCGTTGTCAGAACGTTCCCGCTACGCCGAGGGCGAGTTCCACTGGATCGAGACGAACCGCGGCTCGCGCTACACCGTGTACCTCAACACGATCACCCACCTCACCTCGCCCTACATCGTCCACGTCGTGGTCGAGGGCGAGACGCTGGCGCTGCTGGCGGCGAAGTACTACAGCGACGTGAACCGCTGGTGGGTGCTGGCTGACGCCAACCCGCACGCCTTCTACCCGGCCGGGCTGACGCCGGGCATGAACCTCCGGATACCGCAGTGAGCACCACGGCTCGCAGCGCCGATGCGCTCCAGGGCGTCCTCGGCCAGTTGCGGCTCAACGACCGCCCCATCACCGGGACGATCCAGGCGTGCGACCTCGTGCTGGAGGAGGGCGCCCACGACCAGGCTGACCTGACCGTCATCGCTCCGATGAGCGAGATGAACTACGGCACCGTCCAGAGCAAGACCGCCTTCTTCGACTTCGGTGCCCAGCGGCAGGGCCGGTTCTACGGCTACGTCGTTGACATAACACCGCAGCAGAAGTACCAGCAGATGCGTCAGTACTACAAACTCACGCTGATGGGCGTGACCTTCGTGATGAAGGCCGGGCACCCTCGGTTCTACACCGACGTCGGCGCTGACACGGTGATCGCTCGCCTCGCCAAGGAGAACCACCTCGGCTTCTCCGACGAGTACGGGATCAAGCACTACATCTGGCCCCAGATGGCCCAGACCGACGAGAGCGACTGGGAGTTCGCCACCTCCCTGTGCACGCGCATCGGTGGGGTGTTGCTCTGCACGAACGGTGTGCTGCGGATCGTGGACCCCGCCAACATCCTGCGCCGCACGGCTCCTCTTGTGTACACAACGCGGGACCAGAGCGACGGGAACACCGACACCTACGACTTCATGCCCGCCCACCTCACCGACCGGCTGCCCAGCCAGTTCTCACCCACCGTCGGATACCTCTCGGGCCAGCAGTCTGTGGTGCTCAGCCAGACCACGAGGGTGACGCTGCCGTTGTCGTACAGCGGCGTGCGACCGTTGCGCAACATCGAAGAGGCCAAGATGGCGCAGGTCCGCCTGCCGGTGGACTGGGAGGAGCAGGCGACGGCGCGCTTGAAGGGCGACGATCGCATCGAGCCAGGGTCGGTGATCTACTTCAAGACCGGCCAGAAGATCTCCTTCAACGCTCCCTACGACGGGCTGTGGTACGTCTGGCGGGTGCAGCACACCATGACCGGCCACGTCTACCAGTCGAAGGTGGACGTGGCGCGGGTGACCAACTCGGCCGTGATGCCCAGCGTGCCCGGCAAGTTCTGGTACACCGGTCCACGAGGACGTCCGCAGATCGTGCGCAGCCAAGACGGCCAGTGGGCCAGCACCTGGAGGTGACATGCAAGCACTCTCGCTCCCCTTCCGCATCGGCATCGACGGCCGTGTTGCTACATCAACGACGTACCCTGACATCGTGACCGGGCAGTTGGTGGACAACCTCATGACCAACTTCAACGAGCGGGTCATGCGGACGTACTACGGCTCCGATCTCCAGCGGGCGCTGTTCGACCCGTCCGACGAACTGGTGCGCTCCGACGCGGCCCAGCAGGTGGCGGAGCGCATCGGTGACTGGACCCCTCGGGTGGTGCTCAACGGCGTCGGGTTCACCCTGGACGACCTGCGGCCCGGCATGGTGTTCGTGGACGTCTCCTACCGGGTGGGGCCGTTCGATGAGGCCCGCCAACTCCGGATGCCGGTGAGCGCCTTCCTGTCCACGGAGAGCGAGGTCTGATGGCAACGCCGGTCGAGATCGACTACAGCAACCGGGATTTCGAGTCCATCCGGGCCTTCCTGGTCGGCGTGGCGCGGGCCACGCTCCCGGACTGGGCCACCGTCGGGGAGCCCAGTGACTTCGGCACCTTGTTGCTAGAACTCTACGCCTACATGGGCGACATCATGTCGTACTACACCGACCGCGTGGCGGCGGAGCCCTTCCTCGCCACGGCGGTGCGCCGCCAGTCGATCCTGGGCATCGCGGACATGCTCGGGTACCGGCCCATCGCCCAGCAGGCAGCCAACCTCCAACTGACGTTCACCCTCGCGGCCGACGCCTTCCTGAACGACACGGTGGAGATCGCAACGGGGACGCTGGTGCAGACCAGCGCTCAGCGGGCCGAGAACGCCATCTATTTCGAGACGATGGGTCCGTACACCCCGTCACCTCTGGTGCTCGGGGGGAGCGTGCGTTCGGGTACCGCCTGGGCCACCGAGGGCCGCACCATCACCGAGGAGTACGCCGGTGTGTCAACAGGAGCGCCGCTCCAGGACTACACCCTCACCAACGCCGGGGTCATCGAGCGCACCGTGTCCGTGCTCGTCAACGAGTCCGACGGCTCGTCGGTCCGCTGGGACTTCGTGGACCACCTCACTGACGCCGGTCCTGACGCCTCTGTGTTCACAACGTACATGGACGAGAACCTGTTCATGCACGTCCGGTTCGGTGACGCCGTGTCGGGGCGCATCCCTCCGATCAACTCCTCGATCTTCGTGGACTACCGCTACGGGGCAGGAGTTGAGGGCAACGTGGTCGTGGGTGCCGTCACTCTGTTGACACAACCGATTCCCGGTGTGACGGTGACCAACAACTCGGCTGGTGTCGGTGGCGCCGACCCCGAGAGCATCGACTCCATGAGGTACTCGATCCCTCGTGCGTCGCGCACCGCTGACCGGGCGGTGACGTTGGACGACTTCGCCGTTCTCGCTCTCCAGGTGCCTGGCGTCGCCAAGGCGGTGGCCCGCGGCCAGTACTACACGCTCGTCCACGTCCACATCGCCCCGGTAGGCGGCAACGTCGCAGAGCCCGGCTTCTCGACCTTGAAGGACCAGGTCGAGGCGTACCTCACCGACCGGGTGATGGTGGGCTGCACGGTGTCGGCGGACGACCCGCAGTGGCTCGACGTCGAGGTGAACATGACGGTCCACGTCCTGCCCACCTACGGCCAGGCCCTCGTGATGTCACAAGTTCGTCAGGCCATCACCAACACCTTCGCCTTCACCTCGGTCGGGTTCGGCACCCGCATCTCCATCGGTGAGGTCTTCCGGGACGCCGTCGAGGTGGTCGGCGTGGACTACATCGAGTTGGTGACGCTGCGGCCCAAGGGCGGAGGCACACCCAGCGTGCGCGACATCGTGCCCACCGAGATCCAACTGCCGCGGCTGGCTGACGCTGATCTCGTCACCATCGCTGATGGGGGCCTGGTGTGAGCGACTACCGCCCGTTCCAGATCCGGCGGACGACGGGTGGCGATGCGCTACGCCCCGATGTTGCTGACTGGCAGGCGCCGCTGCGCTACGGGCCTCGGGCTGTCTCGCCCATCGAGGTGGAGGGCACCGAGATCGTCGCCGTGCCCTACCACTACGACTCCACGCTGCTGACGGTCAAGGTCCCCGCCGACGTGCAGTGGACCCAGGCCATGATGGCGCGCGGCGGGTTCGGGTTCCCGACCACACCGCTCGACGGCGTTGCGGTCTGGTACCTGGCGCCCAAGCCGAACGTGCTCGACAACGCTGGCAACCCGCTCCCGCTGGCCCGCCAGACCTTCGACACGCCGCTCACACCTGGGAACTTCTACTACTACAGCCTGTTCCTGTGGATCGGGGGCCAGTGGGTGTTGTCAGCACAGCAGGACGTGCTGCTGCCTCAGGACTACGGCCACAGCCAACTGATGATGGACGCCATCCCGCCCTACTACGTGCGCCTCGATGACCAGCGTGCCGCCGACGGCCGCAACGGTCCGCTGCGGCTGTTCGCCTCGGTGCTGGGCTACGACCTGGACTACCTGCGCACGCTGCTCGACGGCGTGCTCAACGTGTACGACCCCGACCGTGTCCCGTTCCGGCTGATGCGCTACCTCGGGGAGAACATGGGCTTCCCCTACGAGCGCACGCTGGGAGCGGCGCGCTACCGCTCGATCCTCACCGGGCTGCTGCCGGTGCGCAACGGCGAGGCGTTCAGTTCTCCGGGCAACCTCAACAACCTCCGTGGCACGGCCGACGGCTTGCAGATGCTCGTCACCGCGGCGTCCGACTACCAGTGCGATGCTGTCCAGGGGAACAACATGCTGCTGACATCGGATGATTCGGAGTTCGTGGGCGGCGGGCCGTACTACCCGACCGACCCCGAGTACGCCTCCACCGGCGTGGGGCTGTGGAACAACCTGACCGACACAGCCATGATCAACGCGATCAGCACGGCGGGCCAGTCAGGGACCCTCTCGGTCGAACCCTTTGACGTGCCCGAGGTTGATCCTCTGGCGAAGCCGCCCATCACCACCGTGGGAGTGGCCCGATCCCAGAAGGGTGACGTTGTCGGGGTCGTCCCTCCGCACGGACGGGGCTGGCTCATGATCGAGTCCTTGGCGGCAACCAACATCGTCTTCTCGGTGGGCGTGCATGATGCCACAACATTGCCGGTGTTCAAGGCTGTCCCGGTGGAGCCGAACGCTCTCTACGACTGGCAGGTGGACGTGAGCCGCACCGCCGCGGTGCCGGTGTCGAACGTCTGGACCGGCGTCGTGTGGTTCGGTGTGGACGGCCTGATGAGCAGCCTCATCAGCGCCACGGTGGGGCCGTCCATCCCCACCGACCCTGACGCGACAGCGTGGAGGCACATCGACTACCAGTTCTTCGCTCCTGCGAACGCCTACTACGCCGTGCCCTTCGTCTGGTGGAACACCGCGGCGCCCGTCGTAAGGCCCTTCCCCATGGAGGGCCACCAACTAGCGGGGGCCATGTTCGCCCGGATCGAGTCCGCTGGTGGTGCGGTCGTGCCGGTGCCGCCTGACGTCCTGCTGACCCTCGGTGTGACCGACAAGACGATCGGTGAGCACCCAGGCGGCGAGTACTACCTTGGAGACAGGACCTGAGATGGAGGCTTACAGCAACTTCGTCTACGGGCTCACGTCGGCGTTCTCCTGGACCAGCCGGACCGTCGGTGTGGCTCTGTTGTATCAAGTGCCCACCGACATCGACCCAGCGTTGGCTCCGTCGGTCAACAACCTCGTCACCCTGCCCGGCTTCCAGGAACTGAACGTGCCTGGCTACGCTCGCATGACCGAGCAGGTGGCCGAGATCCGGGATCTCCCGCTGGTGCAAGTGGTCGTGGGCAGCGACATCGACATCCCGAACACCGAGTCCTCCTACGTGGCGGCGGCGGTGTTCTACATCAACGGCACCGTCAACTCGGTCGTCAACCCTTGGCTGTTCGTCACCAACGTGTGCTTTGACAACGTGGTCACACCAGGGTCGCGCATCGTTGTCGGTGGGAGCCCGCAGGTCCTGTTCTCCTATGTGATCCAGACACCGCGTGTCATCGCCGCTCAGGGTCAGATCATCCAGGCTCCCGGACCCCTGGAGTGGGAGCCGTCCCGGATGTACCACCTGTACATCTATCCGGAGCGTGTGAACTGGATACCTAATCCTTCGTTTGAGGACGTGGGTCTGTTCGGCTGGCGGGCCAACGGCACGATGACGCGCATGACGCCGGGCGTGGACAACGCGGCCAACCACTTCCTCCGTGTCGCCGGAACACGCCTGGAGTGCATCCCGTCGCCGTCCTACAACCGTCAGCACCGGGTGAGCGCCTACATCAGGTCGGCTCCCACCGGCGGAGCGACGTGGGTACAACTGGGCCTGTCCTGCTCGAACTACGTGTGGTCACAACAGGCCGACGTGCTGGGACCACAGCGGCTCATCACGTCCAGCAGTTGGACGCACCTGGACGCCGTCGTCAACCCGCTGGAGAACACCGCGGGCACCGAGTTCATCGTGGTGTCGGACGGAGCCTTCGACATCGACCTCGCCATGATGGGCGACATCCCCGATCTCAACGCCTACTTCGACGGCGACAACGAGAACGGCGCCGTGGGTGACTTCTCGTGGCAAGGTGTCGCCCATCAGTCGTACTCTTGTTGGTATAACAACCGCTATCTGGTCGGGGCACGGCTGTTCGGCCACTACATCGAGGGCCAGGTGACCCAGAAGGGTCTGGTCTACGACTGGATTCCGGTCGATTCGGCCATCGCCACCCACTGGGATGTTATGTCAGCAAACGACACCAAGCACCCGCTCAAGGACTGGGCAGCCCGCTCCATCCCTTGATAGGTTCCGGCAGATGGTGTACGTGGGCGTTGCGCTGGCTGTTTGGAAGGTTGTGCAGTTCTGCCGGTACTGGGTCGAGGCCACGCCGCGGGTGGAGTTCGCCCTCGCCTGGGCTGCTACGGTCGCCCTCTCCGCGCTGGGCCTGTGGATAGCCGGTGGAAACCCCGCCTGGTGCCTGGCTGTCGCGGCCCTGGCCGGATTTCTACACAGATTCGACTCCCTGTTGATGGCCGGGGCAGATGCGGCTAGAGTCGCCGTTCTTCGGAGCACCAGACGGCGCTGAGTTACATAACAAAGGGGAATCCATGCTGTACGCAGTAGTCGGAGACGGCACTGGCAACAAGACCGAGATCACCCAGACCCTGGAGGACCTGAGGGACAAGGCAGCCAAGGACGACGTGGACTTCTGGCTGGCCCTCGTGGGCAAGGAAGACCTGACGGCCACCGACAAGGCCATCGTGAAGTGGCTCCAGGACAACGAGGTGTGGTACGAGGTCATCGGGAACGAGGACGAGGACACCTACGCCGGGGCGCAGGCGTTCCACGGGGCGAAGGACCCCTACCGCAAGGCGCTGGCGATGCTGGGCGAGAAGGCTCCCGACGAGGGCGCCGTGCTGCTGGCGCTCTACGTGGACTCCGAGGCTGAGGTCGAGGAGGACAACGCTCTGGCGACCATGGTCGAGCGCGCCGTCGAGGACGACATCGAGGTCCGGCTCCTGAACGGCCAGATGGTCCGCGTCTCCTTCGGTGAGGAGGACGAGGCAGCCGAGCCCGAGGTCGAGGAGGACGACGTCGTCCCCGAGGACGAGGCGCCGGTGTTCTCCGAGGCCGAGTTGAAGAAGATGCAGGTGCCCGAGTTGCAGGCCATCGCCAAGGGCCAGGGCGTCGCCATCAAGGGCCTCAACAAGGCCGACCTGATCACCGCCCTGCTGTCCACGTCGGAGAACGGTGAGGACGAGCCCGAGCCCGCACCGCGGGCCACGAAGGCGGCGGCTCGCAAGGCTGTCGCCAAGGCCAAGGTGCCCGACGAGGACGTCGAGGACGAGATCGATGACGTCGAGGCTGCGGCCTCGACGCTGGAGACTCGCGACGAGGCCAAGATCCACGCCGCCATCGTGGTGTTCGTGGACGGCGCCGTGACGGTGCTGCCGGTCAGCATCGGCCACGCTCGCGCCATCCTCGCTGGCAAGGCCCAGCGTTGACCTGCCACCTGGCTCCGGGCACCGTCCCTCACGGATGGTGCCCGGACTGCGGCCACCTGATCCTGGCGCACCGCATGGACGGCGAGTGCGCAGCGTGCAACGTGTTCTTACAAGTCACGCCGGGCATGCGGCTGCTCGTCACCCCCGACGCCTACTACAGCGAGATGGGTGAGGTCGAGGTCCTGCTCGACGGGTTGAAGCGCCAGTTCCCCGAGGTCGAGTTCGTCATCCTCACCGGCGCCACGGTGCAGGTCCTCGTTGAGGACGCTTCCGTCGCTGGCGACGAAAGTTCGGTCGCTGGCGACCGAAGTGAGAGCGAAGAACAGCGAGAGGGCCGAGCGGCGGATCTCGGCCCTCTCTGACGGAGGGGCAGCGGACGGCGGAGGCCCGCCACCTCGGCTCCGCTACAGGTACTGTACGCCACATGATTCGGATTGCTCTAGTGGCGGCTCTTCTGCTGGGGGCTGCTGCCTGCTCCAGCGAGGGCGAGACGCCGGACGTGTCCGTCG